AAGTTGAGACAGTCAAGGAGGCGGTTACTACCGCATCCCTCCTCAATCACTTGAAAAACAACAGAATCGAGTATTTGCTCGGTATCGGTCTGTTGCACCTGCTAGGTGTTAGTGATCGCCTCTTGGCACAAGTCAGCGGAGTCTGTTTTTGATGACAGACGAGACCCCTTGCGCTCAATGCGGTGGGGTTGACTTGGATAGGTTCTTTATCAAGGACCATGGTGTTAATCACGTCATATGCAACGAGTGTTCTCAGGAGTGGATTGAATGATTATCCCGCTGATCACTACCCCTTGGGCTCAGTGGTCGTATGACAGTGTCAAGGACGATGGACTTGGCGATGAGGGTAATGCGCCTTTAGCGCATCTTGGCATACACATAGGCAATATTGTTGCACATACTGCCTTACCAGTACATTTGACCAGGATGGCGAATCCGCACATCTTGTCATATGCGTACAAGGGTCTCGACCCTGCTAAGTTTGGAATGAGGGCTGCGATGCAATCGAGACGTGAATTTCAAATCGCGAGCTCTGCCGCTTATCGGGCAGGCGCAGCAATCGGCGGGCATCTTGCTTGGCCTTCAAACGCACCAGTGTTTCTTGCAGAAACGGCCAAGGGTAAACGAGCTGCTTCAGCGATCGCAAGAGGTTCAAGAATTGGAGGCCGTCTAGGCGTCAAATTAATACCAGGTCTCGGCTGGGCAATGTTAGCCTATGATGCGTATGATTTGGTTGCAAATCAGCGTCTCTTTGGCGTACAACTTTAAGCGTAATCTGCCTCCTTTGGGGCATGAGCGGGAAAGTGACACCGGATTCAATCTTGATTATTCGGACAGCAAGGGTGCAACCATGCATCCGATGCGGCTACACCTATTGTGGGTGTTGGAGATAAATGAAGTGCAATACTTGCACGAATCTTACACGTATCTTCGGATCGTGTGAACAAGTAGCCCCTTGGCTTTGTACCTGCAAGAAACCGAAAGGTCAGCAGGAAAGATCAACTGTACAGGATGCATTTTGGTGCAAGACTGGATGTTGCGAAGGAAGGCGCTGCATGTATGCACGTCCCGGCAGATGGGTATTCGCCCAGAAGCGTGCGTAAATACGCACAAGCAGGCGCAACGATTAAGCGCCTTCAACTCCGGTTGAAAGGCGGAGAAGATGGGAATCCGGGGCTGCGTCACGGAATACGGAGTGGTTCTCAGATACGTAGGGGGTAGGGCGCTACGGGGGGAAGTCTAATAGACCCCCTGCCAATCCCTATGGCCATGGCCAAGAAACAATACAAAGGACCACGCATGGATCCTGCAGTAATGAGAATGTCTTTTGACGTTGATTCAGATGTGAAATATCTAGATCTATCGCAATGTGCGAGTATTTTGAACCGCCGCTTCTACAAGCAAGGAATTCAATGGGCTGTTGCCCGGATCACATTTGTTGACACTACTGGTCTTGCAAATGGAACAGTTAATGTTCAGAAGATTCCCACGACGTGGGTAGCAGCTAACAGTTGGAAGAAATCTGAGGCCGCATGGGATAAGATGAATGACAATGCCATGGAATTTGCTGAAGGAGTAAAACCTAGGTATTACGACTACAAGATTCACATGGATCAAACTCACGTTGCCAGTGGATTTGCATCAAATCTACTACCTGTAGGCGTTACTCCGGCGCTTGCTGGAGAATGGCTGGCTTCTGAGTTCGTTATCCCCGACGAGGGCGCCAACACTGTGCAGACTTTCAAGGTGCACATGACTGGTGCTGATAACGTCAATGGCAAAGGATTGGTCACGGGATATTCTAGATCACGTGCACTACCGTTTGATCCAGATCCACGTACGTTTTCTACGTTGAGTGAGAACTGGTTTAGCCAGGTGTTTAATCAAGGAACACTTCAGACTTCTGAAGTTCTCGATGACCTTGAAATCACCAATGATGGCTTACCTTACCATGAGGCTTATGTTGGAAGTGTTTTGCTTCCACAGAACGAAATTGTTGATGAAATCGTGTTCCGCAACACAGCGGATCGCCCGGCTCCGGGCTCACGTTTGAGTATTGGCGGCTTTACTGCGCCATGTGGGTTGATTCGTATCGACCACCTTGCAGTAGCTACGCTACGAATGTACGTAGATCTAGTTCCTGGAACCCATCGTGGATACCTATGTGAAAAGATGGGGGACATGTGAGTGTCTCCAGAAGTTGAGACAGTCAAGGAGGCGGTTACTACCGCATCCCTCCTCAATCACTTGAAAAACAACAGAATCGAGTATTTGCTCGGTATCG